GGATTGTCATTGATTTTCTTCCATCAATTGAATGATTATGCGATAGGTTTATATTTCTTTGTTCAACTGCCATTGTGTTTGTAACATTATTTTGGATTGTCACATTTTCATTATCAGGATTTGGTGAAACTGTTGCTTTTGAATCAACTGAAACATCACCTGAAAGTTCATGTGCATGATTTGCATTCATTGATTTTGTTTCTGTTAACCAATGAACTGTTGCTTCTGTTTCATAATCAGTAACATTTCTTGTTAATATCAATTGTGCTGAATGTAATATCATTTTTTGTTCAACATTTATTTCAAGTGGTGAAGTATTTAAAACTTTACCAAAAAGAACTGCAACAGGTTTTGAAGCATCAACCGCTTCCTGTGCAGCCTTTTTAATACTATTTAATAAATCATTTGTATCAAGCAACAAATTCACCCCCCTTTTAATGTTAAATCCATAAAATGTTCACTTTCACTAAATTTATGTGTGCATTTTTCAACTAGCATTAATTTTAATAAACTTACATCACCCAAATCCAATTTTACTGGTATCATACACCCTGCCCTTACTCTCACATCTCCAATCATATTTTTAATTGAAAGATTTTTTTGTTTTTTGTTGTATAATTCAAGTAATGCATTTGCTTTTGCTTGTCCATTTTCACCATCTTGCAAAGTATCATAATATTGAAGAACACCCCATTCATTGATTTTTGATGAATCTTTTGCCATATATACATCCCTTTTTCCTGTTTTGTCATTTTCTCTTGTAAGTTTTATTTGGTTGTAAGTTTCTTCATCAATTGATGATTTATAATCATAATTTTCTGCTGTTTCTTCATCAATTAAACAATCCAAAACCATGGATGCAATATTTTTTAATGCAACTTTTCCAAAATCATCATATAAAACATATAATTCTTTTCTGTTTTGTACTGTTAAATCAATTGCATTTTGAATCATATCAAATAAAGTTGTGTTTTCTTCAACCCTTGATGCTATTTTAAAACCAGTATTTTCAATTGTTCCTGTTTGCATATTAAAATCATTTGCCAACATTTTTACAAGTTCACCAGCGGTTTTATTTTCATAAACATATGTGTCCTTGTTTTTAAAATATCTTAATTGGTCATATGCAGTAATAGAAATAATTTTTTCTTTATCTGTTTTTTTAGAAAAAATAAATCCAAAAAATATATTGTTATTATCTTTTTTTAATCTTACTGCATCGCCTTCTGAAATATTTTTTATTTTGTCATCCATTACTATGTCAAATTGTAATTGACCTGGATAACTTTTTCTTTCAGTTTTCCAACTAACTTCACCAGTTACAACAGGTTGAAATACATTATTTCCATGTTGAATTAATAATTCATATGCCATAATATACACCCCCTGTTATACTGGGATTGTCAACACTTGCCCAGGATAAATAAGATTTGGATTTTTTATTTTATCCCTATTGGCATTATAAATTTTTGTGTATTGACTTCCATTTCCATAAAATTTTTTTGCTATATTCCACAAACAATCACCCCTAACAACTGTGTATGTTTTATTTTGTTGTTTAGGTGCTGGTGATGAAACTGTTGCCCTTGCAGGTGGTGGTGTTTTTGCTACTGGTTTCGCTTTTTTAGGAAATGTAATTTTACATATTTTTGTTCCATAATCTTTATATTGTTTTAAATTAAAAGTAACAACAACATCCAATCCTTCTTTTCTATCTTCTTTTATTGTATAACTTTCAAGGGAAACTTTTATGTTAGTGTTGAATATACCCTTTCCATTTGGATATGTTCTTGAAACAATAAATTGAAAAGGTTGTTTACTTGTTTTCAATTTTTCAATTGCTTCAAGAAATATTTTTGCACTTTGAAACCCATTTTTATATGTAGCGAAAGGATATTTTACATTTGGAATCATTGCATCAAATTCTATGTTTGTTAACCCTGCCTTTTTTAAAATATTAATTTCACCTTCATTTATTTCAACTAATGTTTTATTTTTATTGTCTATTTTTAATGACATTTTAGAAGGTGCAACAGGTAATAAAATTTTATCTAAATAAAAATAATACATTATTCATGCACCCCTTCCGCTGCTTTTTCCATGGCTTCATTTACACCATTTGTTAAGTAATCAATAACACCATCTAAATCCATTTGTGAATTTATATTGTTGTTATTATTCATTTCAACTTTTATTTCTGCTGTTGTGAATCTGTTTATTGTTTCTTGTTCTGCAATATCTCTTAAATATTGTAAATCTTCTTGACTTGCAGTAACAGAATCTTTTATCGCACCAGTATTATTTGCAGTATTTGCAGCATCGTTTGCTATATTGCTAGAATCAAGATTCAACAAATCACCTGTTCCTGAAATTGCACCCTTAATTGCATCTTTTGCACCATTTACCCAATCATTTCTGTGTGCAACTCTGTCTTCCCTTGTGTTGTTTCTGTTAATAGCATCATTTTGTACTGCTGTTGCACCAGCATTTAATTTTGTTGCAAAATCTGCTTTCATGCTATCAATTTGTTCAATTGTTCCATCCATTTGACTTGCCATATCTTGCAATTTTTGGTTTCTATCAATCATATTTTCTTGCATATTAGATGCAAAATCATTTGCAAAATGTGCTGTTTCTGCATAATCAATGTTTACACCAGGTATCTTATTCAATACTGAAATAATTCCATTTACGATTGATACAATTCCATTGTATAAACCTTGGAATATTGACATTACACCCAAGCAAACTGCTTCAACACCAGTCTGAAATCCATACCATGCACCCATCAATCCTAAAAGTACAGTTTGAATTCCAAGCCATAAATACATTGCAGCAAGTTGTAATCCATACCATATTCCTTGAATTCCCAAGCCAACAACTTGTAATCCAACCATCAAAGCATCCCAAGCATATAAGATTCCGTATGCAACATCATCATTGGTAAACCATAAATAAACTAATACTGCAATCAATGCAATGATTAATATAACAATCCATGTGATTGGACAAGCCAACAATGCAGCATTAAATCCATATTGTGCAGCAGTAGCAGCGAATGTTGCACCTGTTGACATTGCTAATGCAGCCGCTTTCACACCTTCTGCAAGTGCTGAAATTGTATTTATAGTATTTGTTATAAACATTGCAGCCTGATATGCTAACAATGCAACAACAATTCCATAAATAATTGGTGATATAATTGACCAATTATCACTAATGAATGTTGCCATTTGACTTGCCATTTCAATAATATTTAAAATTACAATTCCAACCATTCCTAATGCTGTTATCATATTATTTGCAAAATTTACAACTTGTGGATTATTTGCAAGTTCATTTACTTTATTTAATACAGGTTGTAAGGCTTTTAATGTTTTATTTTTCATTGATGTGAAAATTTGTGACCATGTTTTTGGCATTTTTTCAAATTGCTTGTCAATTTTATCTGTTGCACTCATAATTGCATTTTTCACAATATCAGCGGTGATTTTTCCTTCTGCTGCCATTGTTCTGATTTTACCAATTGGTTTACCCATATAATCTGCTATTGCTTGAATAATATTTGGTGCAGATTCAAATACTGCATTTAATTCTTCACCACGAAGTACACCTGAACCTAATGCTTGTGTTAATTGTAATGATGCGGATGCCATTTCCTGTTGACTTGCACCAGCAATAACAAACATTTTACTTAAATTTTCTGCAAATTTAATTGTTTCATCATTATTCTTAAATGCACTTCCTGCCCTTTGACCAAGTTTTGCAACTATATCTGCTTGTGTGGCATAACTTGCCCTTGACCTTTCAGCAGAAGCATATATTTTATTTTGTAATTGTTCTGTTGTTTGAAGTCCATCATTCATCAAATTAAGTCTTGCGGTTGTTTGGGTAAATTCATCAGATGTATCAATTAATTTTTTTACACCTTGAAAACTTGCATAAGCACCAATCACACCAATTATTTTGTTTTTTAAATTATCAAATCCTGATGAACCTTGGTTTACAACATTATTGAAATTTCTTTGTGCTTTTGTGTTATTATCAATATGCCCTTTTACATCTTTGATTTTTGATGAATCAACATTTGGTGTTTTTATAGATGGACTTTTGATATTTGAAAATGATTCATTCACATTTTGTGCAGCAATATTCGCTTTTTCAAGTTCAATTCTTGCAGCATCAATTTGACTTCTTGCAATTTCAAATCCATCAGCATCTATTGGTTTATTTATTGAACTTCTTGCGGTTTCAAAAGTATTTATGGTGGTATCAAGTGCATTAATAATTGTATGGAAAACAGGGGTCATTCTGTCTGTTATACCAATAGCAGTTTGTATTGTTGCCATTTGTCCACCTTCTTTCTATTTTTTACGATGCCTTTTCATTTTATCGCTTTCTTTCTTTTCTTTTTCTGCTTTTATTTGTATAGCAGCAATGATGAATGCTTTTTCTTGCATATCTAAATTGATATATGTGGAAGGCATCATGTGTAATTTATGAAGACAGTAATAAGCATAAGATGCATCGCTGTCTTCATTTATTAGTTTTTTGCTTCTTCAACTTTTTCATCAAGTGTTTCAGCAAATCCATTAAAGTTTTGAATAAATTCAGCAAAAGAATTATATTCACCTGGGTCATCTATCATTTCACGAATTAAGTCTTCTGGTGTCATAACCCCATAACTATTCTGTAAATCTTTATCATTCAAATTTGGTTCAACTACACTAGCACAAATCATTTTTGCTAAATATTTTGATGTATCAAGTTTTTGTCTATATTGATTTGGTTTTCCTTTAATTGGTACATCGTATGTGCAATCATCCCTTAATTCATCATTTGCCCTTGTAGTAAGGGGTCTAATTTCCCATTCCAATGGATTTCCCTTTTCATCAGTTAATGATTTTGTTGCAGCATATTTTGTATTTTCTTTCACTTTTTTATTTTCTTTTAAAAATCTACTTAAATTTGACATTTTCATCATTTCCTTTCTTATGATATTAAAAAATACCCAAGTCTTATCTATATTTTAAAAAATATTTGATAAGCCTTGGGTAACACTCTAATTATTATTTTATAACATACCATCAAGTAATTTGAATGTTTCAGGCATTTTGAAATCTTCAAAAGTTCCATCACAATCTTCATCTAGGTATTCACCATCAGCATCAAATTTTGCTAGAATTCCACCATCAATGTTACAATCTATAAAGACAAGTGTTTGTCTTCCAGCACTTGATGTTGGGTCTTCATTCGTTACTTGAATCTCAAAATAAGTATCTTCACCTGTATTTTTAAAGTTTTCAAGTAATTTTCTTAATACTGATTGGTTATAATGCATTGTTGCTGAAAAAGTTCCTTTCCAGCCTGTTGATTTGTTTCCTGTTCCTGTTTTACCAAGGATTGGCACTTCTGTTTTAGTTTTTTCAAACTGTGCTTCAAAATTAATCATTTGCATGAAGTTATATCTATTATTACCAATTGTGATAAAACATTCAGCCAATTTTGCTGATAATGTGTCTTTTGCTTTCATTACAACATTATTGTTCATTGCAAAATCCCCCTTTCTTCTATGCTATTTTAACAGTCATATAAAGTTTTTCCATTGCATTTATAACAGTTATAACATCACTAATTACAACAGAAGTTTTTGAATCTCCTGCACTAACTTCAACATCTGAATCTGCAAATTCTTCAATAGCACCAATTTCTTGAAGTTGTTCATGATGTTTTACTATATCAGCCCATAAACTTATTCTTCCACTTTCATTATTTGGTACATTTCCCAAATATTTTGTGTTGAATAATACTGCAATATCATTTGCAATTTGGTCTGCAACTCTGACTGTTTGATTATTTTTAAATATTTCACCTTTGGTTTCTGATGTTGTCACAAGTGAATTTACATCAGTTAATATTCTTACTTCACCATTTACATTGTGAAGAACTAATTTTCCACTTGTAATTGCATCTTCCAATTGTGATTGTGTGTAATCTGTGTTAACTTCAAATTCACCATTATATACTTTATTTAAACATGTTTTATTGATAGCACAATTTGCTTCAATACCAGCCATGAAGTATATAATTGCAGATGCATCAAATCCATCAACAACTGTAACATCGTTTATTACATTGATTACACCTTCATAATCTGCTGTAATATTGTGTAATACTGCTTGGAATTTCGCACCAACTTCATCACGCATTCTTTTTGTGAAGGCAACAACTAAATTTTTGATTGTGTCATCTGTTGTTGCAACACCCATTACATTGAATGTATATGATTCAATTTTATCTAAATATTTTTGATAACTTGTACCATCAACATCTGAATTTGTTCCACCTGTTAAGGCTGTTGCTGCTGTTACTGCTAATGCTTCAGTCTTTTTATATGTAACAAAATCATTGTCAACAAGTTCTGATGCTGTTTTTACTGTTTGTTCATCAACAATTATTGTTCCCAATACAGTTTTTACATCAAATTTTGTGTTATCATCTACATTTTTTTGGATAACAACTTTTAAATCATTACCCCTTGTTCCTGCATATTTTGCAGTTGCATATTTGCAAGTAGCAGTTGCACCGCCACCATTTAATCTATATGCATATAATTTTTGGGCATTTAAAAATAAATCTCTTAAACCTTTCATTTTAGCATGTGAATAATCATAACCAAATAATTTTAATGCATTCTTTTGAAAGTCTGCACTTGTTATTTCAATTACTTTGTTACTTTCTCCCCAATCTAAAGCCAAAGGCATTGTGACAATACCCCTGTCTGATAAACCTGCACTTGCTTTTGCAAGTGATATAAAGTTTATATAAGCACCAGGAAGTATTTTGTTTTGTGCTGTAAATGTTCCACCACCTAGCATATTATTTCACCTTACCTTTCATAAAATTTTCAATAATTTCATTTACTTCACTTTCAGAATATTCTTTGTCATCTTCCAGTAAAGCACTTAAAACATCCTTACTATTCATAAATTTTTTTGAAGAAATCAATTGTTCTTTATTATAAACATCAACTTGTTTTACACCTTTGATTTCTTTATAATCTTTGTTATCTTTTCCCATAACAGAATCACCCTTTCCTTACATCAGTATTGTAATCATAAGAATCCATTGGTGTTTTTTCTTCTAATTTATTGACATACATGTCATAATTTACAAAAAAATGTAAAACACCATTATCTATTTCAGCATTCATTTTTGTTCCCATTGTTTTACTTTTTGTTTTTACATCATCGTAAACTTCTTCAATTTCAATATATTCCAATATCAAATATAATTTTTCCATTACTTTTTGACATTCGGTTCTTTTTTCATTTGAAGAAGGAAAATAATGAATACAAAATGGATATTGTCTAAAATATTTATTTGGTCTAAATAAATTATTTGTGGGTTTCACACTAACAATGGAAAAACAAGGTTCTTGAAGTCCTTGTTCAACACCATCTGTGTATATTTCATAATCTTTACCAAATTCTTCATTGATTGCTTTACTGATTCCATCAACAATTTTATTAATCATGTGAAGCATTCCCCCAATAACTTTTTAATTTTATTTTCAAGAACTCTTGGGGCAATAGTTTGAATTTCTTGTTCTGATATTGTTAACATGAACTTTCCTTCAACCCATCCCTTATGATTTCTTGTTCTATGACCAAATTCAACATATGATGCATAATCAACTGGGTTTGTAATTACAATTTTATATACATCACCAACATGTTGAATTTGTAAAGATTGTGCATAACTTATTGCATTTTGATTTTTTCCAGCAGTCCAACCCCTTCTTAATGTACCACCAACCTTACCTGAACCACTTGGATATTGTCCAACTGGTGTTCTTTTAATTACTTTTGCAAGTAATCTTGCTGCAAGTTCCTTGGCACATGCTTCCATGAATTCTTCCGCTTTTTGCTTTTCAAGAATTTCCAATTTTCTTTTCAAATCTTTCAAGCCATCAAAATTGCAACTGCCATATTTACCCAATTATGCATACCTTTCAACTAATTCAAGCACAATTTCTTGATGTGTCTGATATATAGCAGGTACACCACTACTTTTATAAATAGTGACATTTCCCATAACATCAGTCACTTCAATTCTTGAACCTGTTTTTATTGTTATTTCAGGTGCAATGAATAATTTGGTTACTTGTATGACATTTGACTTAATATCATCTTCACTATTCTTTGAAATAGTTTCAAATGATAATTTGCATTTTTTATTTTCTGCAAACTTGTCTTCTCTAAATCCTGTTGACTTATTGTCTTTTACATATTTTTCTTGCGAAATGACATTACAAGTACAATCATATGTCATTTCAATGGCTTTTCTTACTGCTACCACTTGATTTGGCGATAACATATAAAATCCCCTTCACCATAATTCATTAAATATGAAATTAGTGCATTCAGTTTTGTTTCCAAAGTTTCTGAACCTTCACCAACTGCAAATGTCACATTCGTGTCACCTGCTTGTACTTGTTTTATTGCCATTTCAACATCAAAACCATTTTCAGCATTTAATTGACCAGTTTGCTTTTTAGAAAATAAAAATTCACCACAAATTCTTTCAATTTCAATTTCTTTTAATTCATCAGGAATTTCAGAAATATTACATGAATTCTTAATATGATTTTCAACCTTTTGCATACAGAAAGTTATCATCCAGGAATCTTTTTCACTTGGTGTATAACCAAATGACATAAGCCTTTGAAGAATTTTTTCAATAAAATCTTCATCAACTTCTTCTTTGTTGATTATTTTAACGATGCTTTCAATTATAGGTGTCAAATCTAATTCTTTATTTTCATTTGATTCATCCATAATTTCACCATCCTTCTTTCAACTATCCCTTTGAAATAATTCTTGCTATTGGAATAGCCTTATGATTTATATAACTTCTATTTGATGCAACTGCTTCACCTGAATGAACTAATTCCCAGTTTGCACCGTTCTTTAATTCAGCATCTGTTGGTGAATTTGTTGCCATATTTGCTTTTGTAAATGAAATTCCGTATGGTGCATATACTTTTCTTTGTCTTACATATAAAGTATCTTCACCACCATTTTTTGCTGCATCTCTTGACATTTCATATGGTTTTTTAGCACCAATGTTTTCAAAATCAATTGCACCTTCACCAAGTATGTATGAAGTATATTTTGTATATGCTTCAACATCTCCTGCTTTTGCAACTGCTTCTGTTGGCATTTCATCATCAATTATAACGATTTTACCATTCCATGCTGCTAAATCTAATGGTCTTTCAATTCCATCAGGGTCTGTATATGTTAGATGTTTTACTAATTTTAAGTTTTCAAGGTTTGTTGCAACATCACTATGCATAAATACCATTGAAAATTTCTTTTTATTTGCACCACATGCTTGGTTCATTGCTGTATTTAAAGTTGTTTGACCAACCTTTGCTTCATCACCAGTTTTTCCAGTAATATCATATGTATGTTTGTCAACAAATTCTTTATTTTTTGTACCAGTCATGTTATATATACCTGCTAATACTGCAAGTATTATGTTTTGGTCTAAATTATCTAAATATTCAGCAACTTGGTCTTGAACATTATCCATGAAATCTTCATCTGCAACATCATCAGAAAAATCTTTTTCTGTCCATGCTTTTGCACGACCAACAACTACAACACCACGATTGAATGTTTTTGTGCTAGTTGCTGTAATATCTGTTTGACCATCATAATTTACTGCATCCCCATCTAATAAACCTTTCATTGCTATTTCAGCATAAACAGTTCCGTTTTGTGATGTGAATACATCTCTTATGTCTTTACTTCCTTTCAATGCTTTTGATTTTTTTAATTCATTTGTTTTTAAGTTTGGTATTCTTGAATTTTCTACACCATACTTAAATGCTTTTTCGTTGAAACTTTTTGAATCAAATTGACCCATAATAATCACCTTTTTCCTTTCTTTGTATCTGTTAAGATACATTTAATTTAAAATTTTTTAGACTTCAACTTCTGGGTGTTCTTCAAAATATTTTGCCCTTTCATCGTAAGTCATTTTTGACAAATCAACTTTGTCATCATCTGTGTCTGATTTTCCTGGTTCAGCACCTTTGATGTCAGCCTTTTTCTTTTCTGAATCAAATAGGAATTTTGTGTCTTCACCTTTAACAAGTGCATCAAGTTGATTTTTAAATGAATCACCTTTTATTGAACCATCTTCATTTAATTCAAGTTTATCCAAATCATTTAATAATGCCTTAACCGCTTTGTTATTTTTGGCTTTGACATTAGAAAGTGCAGCATCAATTGCAGCATCTAATTTCATTTGTTTTATTTCTGCTGCATGTGCTTCTGAATTTGCCTTGTTTTCTGCTTGTAATGTTTCAATCTTTTTGGTTAATTCTTCAACATCACCTGTTGATTTTTTTAAATCTTCAAGTTGTTTATCCCTTTCTGAAACTTGACTTGTTAATGTTTCAACTTCCTTTTTACTTTCAGCAAGTTGTGTTTGAACTGTTTCCAATTCACCTTTTGCCTTTCCAATATCAGTTGAATTTTCATCAAGTATCTTATCAACTGTGTCCTTGTCTGTAATTCCTAAATCTTCAAGAAATTTTCTTTTCATATTTATCATCCTTTCTTCGCTTTTTCTCGTGGGTTGCATCCACATAAAATTTTGATATTGTTGTCTTTTTGCGACATCCAACCAGGTCATTTATGTAAAAACTGCAAATAAAAAAGAAACTACAAAAAATCTTGTAATTCCTTTAAAATAGGCAATTTTTTCACCTTATATAATGCCCATATAAGCATTTTTAATTAGTGGGTAATATACTTTTATACCCTTATTTTTCAGTATTTTCAATAAATTCTTCACATTCTTCTTTTTCATTCCAAAATTTTGATGGAATACCATTTTCATATATTCCACAATAATTATTTGTGATTTCTTTTTCATCTTCCACAATATAATCATGTTGAACACATAATTTATAATAGAAACATTTTTGACATTTACTTTCCAACTTTCAACACCCTTTCTAACATTTCATTTATATAATTAGGTAATGTTCCACCCATTTGCTTTTTTGCAAAACATTCAGCAAAAAATTCATATTGGTCTGTTGATGCATAATATGATATGTTGTATATATCATTATTTCTTAATGCTTCATGATATACTTTTGAAACATCCATACATTTTTGCCAACATTCATTTGAATCAAAATAATCAAAATTTTTATTTGCTTTGACTTTATTAATTTGTCCAAAATATTGGTCTGCAAGAACATGTCCATATTCGTGTGAAATTGTTGCTTTTATTGATTCTAAATCTGAATGTGAACCTGAAATTGAATAACATTTGAATTTCTTTTGTTCTTCTAATTTTTTAATTCCATTTTCAATTGGTTTTTGTTTATATTTCATATTACCAAGATATTGTTGTAAATCTTCAATCTGTTTGTTCAAATCTTCAATCCAGTCATTATCAAATAATGCTTTTCTATTTGCTTTATTGAAATGTGCTGTATTTATATTGATACCTTGATAATTTCCATTTGCTGCTGCACCTGACATAGTTTTATTTCTGATATATATTTCTTGATTTAATGGATATTGGTTTTGTAATTCATCAAGTGTTTTAAATGTTGTATTTATTGATTCAACATTTTTAATTTTATCAATGTCAGAATCCTTATAATTAGTATAAACATATTCTTTTGCTTCATCCATTGTCTTGAAATCTTTCCATTGACTTACTTGATTTGGTTTTATTTTAGCATTTTTAGATTCATTTTTCAAGGTTGCTTCATCTTTAACATATTTTTTATACCAATCATCATATTTTAATTTATCTGATACATAATATGTCTTTCCATTTTCATCCCTTGCTGCTCTTTCACCTTCAAGGTTGAAATCATCATCAAAATATGGAACTGTTGTACTTCTGCAATAATTATGAAATGGTGGTGCTGTTATTCCTGGTTGATAGTCTTTCATATCATACACTTTTCCATCTTGTTCTTGACATATTGCTGATGTTCTATTATCTAATGTTGCAACAATTTCATATTTTTCAACATCCAAATCATTGAAACAATCTTTTTGTGCTAATTGTGAAAAATATGCATTTTCAGTCATAACCAAATTACCTGCTTGTGCTTTTGATGTATTAAATTTCTTTGATAAATATTTGATTGTGTTATCAGGTGATTTTCCTGTCAAACACATTCTTGTTAATTCATTGTGTAATTCGTTTATAAGTTTTGTTTTATTACCCCATATTCTCTGACTGAAATTTCTTTCATCTATTACCCAAGGTTTATTGACAATTTTTGATAGTTTATTTTTATCTATATTTGCAACATCAAATCCAACATTGAAACCTTTTTGAAATTCAAACATTGTGTGAAAATAACTATTTGTATATGAATTCCTTGTTAATTTATCAACTTCATCAAGTTCATTACCAAATAGCACTTCCATTGATTGTTGTGTTTGAATTTTTAATGCTTCAAGTCTTGATATATGATATTTTGCTGATGCATTTTCAAGTTCTTTCATCCATCTTTCATCTAATTCATTTTCATGCCCATATTTTATATAATCTTGAACATCCCATTTGAATTCTTTTAATTCCTGTGAATTAAGTAATCTTTTTGCATCTTCAATTGTCATTTGATTATTATTTGCAAATCTAACATACCAACTATTTATTTTATTTTCAATTTCCCTTTGTGCTTCATAAAATGATTTTTCAATATTTGAATATGTAACCATTGCATCTTGATGTGATGTTTTTTCTAATTGTTCAAATCTACCTTGCCAATATTCCTTATTCTTTTTCGCCATCTTCTACATCACCGCCTTCATCATTTGGTTTTGTTTTTGATGGGTCATTATTACCAAATTGATTTGGAAAAGGATATTGTTCAATTTCTTTTTGTTTTTCTTTTTCAATTCTTTCAAGTTCTGCATTGACATCATCAACCCATGGATGATTTGCAAGTCTTGATTCAAGTGATAAGTCTTGTGATTTATTAATATTGTCAATAATATCAGATTCAGATATAAGCATATCACGATTGAATATAATATCAACATCTTCATTTTCAAAATTTCCACAACCTGTATTTGCCAAGTGACAATTTACAAACCATAAAATTTCTTCAAATGCTGCTTGATATTCTGTTTCTGTTCCATTTGCATCAAGGTCAATATCTGAAAAGATTGATTGAATGTTCATTTGATTTGGATTGTTTCCAAGTCTATCATCTTTTGCATCATAACCCCTAGCATTTTCAATTATTGCTTTCTTGAATAAATCAATTATTACTTTGTAATTTTCTGAATTTACTTCAATTTGCAATGTTTTTAAATCACCAGGTGCACCATCAACTGTTTTAACCTTAACCGCACCATATTCTGCTAAATTCTTTCTGAATTCTGCAAGATTTTGACCATCATAATTGACTAATACCAATATTGTATTTCTAACATCTTCTTCCATCTGATTTAAGAAATTAGATTCAATTAAATTCAAACCATCTTGCAATGATTTTAATTTTTTAATCAAAGGAATTTCCTTACTATTATATTTGAATGGAATCAATGGAATTTTCAACCAGTTATAACCTTGTTCTTTACCTTTTCCATCAATTACTGTGAAATAATTTTCAAAAGGTTTCTTTTCATCAGGAATTAATTTTCCACCTTCATATGTAAAATTGAAAATTCCCTGTTGATTATAAACTTCAACATGGTCAATGAACTTTTTCTTGTTATTTTTAGTAACTTTGATTGTTACATACATTCTTATAACATAATCAAGTTCAGTATGTTCAGCATCTTTCCAAATTGGTATAATTTCATATGGTTTGAATCTTTTGAAGGTGAATTGTCCATGTTCATCATAATATACAAACAACCAACCAATTCCTTCATTCAATGAATCTTCACCAATGTTTTTCAATAATTTTCTGAACTTTTTATTGAATATGTTTTTCAAGTGTTCAGCATATACATCATTATTGGTTTGAATTGAAAAAGGCTGTCCAAGTAAGTAATTGTTCTTTTGGTCAACCATTTTTTGATATTGATTATCAACTATTCTATTATTTGGTAAATTTTTAACTTCTTCAAGTTCTCCATTTTTACCAATTACAGTTCTTTTTCTTATTAGAATGTCATGTTTTCCATCATAATATTTTTCACCTAATATCATGTATTTTCTTTTACTTGAAGCCATAAAATCTTTAATTTCACTTATAACATTTTTTTCATCAAGTGATAAGTCTTCATCACTTTCTTTAACAATATTGTTCCTTTTAAATCTACTGAATAAACCTTCAAACATGTCATTCACCCCCTTTCACATCAAAACCTATTCTATTTTTTGGTTTCATCTTATCCATAATGAATTTATCATTTTCAGTTTCTATTTTTATATAAACATTTGTATAATCAATTTTTTCAACTTGATTTACAACTTTTTCTAATTGTTTCATTATATCCATAACATCACCTTAATCAAAACTAAATGTATCACCTTGACCAACTTTTTCTGCAATTCCTGTTGTTGCATCCTGTGCATCATCATGTGCATTTTTACCTTCCTTTTGATATCTAACCATTGAATCATAATATTCAGGGAAACGGTCTGCCCAGTTAACTGGGAAATATATATGATTCATAACCCATGTTGAATTTGATAATATTCTTGATTGTTTATTTTTGTCTTGATAGAAAGGATTTATAATACATCGGTTTGAATTAAACTTCTGTAATAAAATACTTTCAACATTTCTTGCAAATCCACGACCACCATTATTTGATTCAATGTCCGCTTCATTTACTTTATCATCAAATAACATTTTGGCGACTGCTGGTTCTGTGATTTCCATTCCATCTTTTGTGTAAATGACATTAATAACATATGCTTCTTGATTATATTCAACATAATCAATTGAACATAAGTAATCATCACCTGTGTCTGCTGTATCTGTATAATTTTTGACTTTACTATATACAGGATTACCATTTTCATCTGTTGGTAATTTTGTATATGTTTTAAATCCTGAATATAATCTTCCTTTTATATTAATTGGTTCTTGTTGATAATTTGCTGCTGCAATTTCTTTTGACATTGATTTTGTTTTTATTTCATAACTTCTTTTTGAAAGTATTTCAGGACAAAGCATTGTTCCATCATCTTGTAATGCTTTATAACAAATATGTCTTACTTTCATACCAAGTTTTGTAAAATGTCTTAATGCTCTACCTGCAAGGTCATCATCATGCCATCTTGTCATTATTATGATGATTTTTCCACCTTCTTCAAGTCTTGAAAGCATTGTGTCTGTAAACCATGTCCATTGTTGTTCAAGTACATCAGCATTATTTGCTTCAAGTGCTGATTTAATTAAGTCATCAATAATCATTAAGGTTGCACCAAAACCTGTTGATGTTCCTTTTGGTGATGTTGCTAAATAATTGTTATAACCATTTATTAATGACCATTTATTCATTGCACTATCACCATATTTTATTACAACATCAGGAAATATTTCAGAATATACGATTTTGTCATCATCACCTTTTTGTTCTGTGATTGTATCTCTGACATTTTTTGAAAATGTTGTTGATAATGCTTCATTATATGAACCCAACATTATTTTTTCATTTTGATTGTTTCCAAGTGCCCATTCAACAAAGCATCCTGCTGTTCTTGATTTTCCATGTCTTGGTGGCATGTTCAAAATCAAAACATCTTCATCTGATTCATAAAAATTTTGAAAATCATTACATACATTTTTCAAGAATTTTCTATCTTCCTGATAAAATTCAGGTGCTTTCAAATTACAATATGAAAAGAATTCTTTTCGTGCTAATGCTTTTTGAATTTCTAGTAAATCAACACTATTTAATGTCTTTTGCATTCGCATCACCTTTTTTCTGTTTTGCTAATGCTTTCAATTCTTCAACTGTCAAATCATTATATGGGTTCTTTGGTATAATGTTTTGAATTACAGGTTGAACATTTTTAAACATACCTAAATGTTGACCAAGTAAATGTAATGCTTTAACTTTGTTACATTGTTCAATAGCAATTCCATGTTTTGTATTTTTTATTAATGAAATTGCTGCTTTTTGGTCTTCTGTTAACATTTTTGTATCTTTAAGGATGATGTCTTGTTCATAAACATCACCTTCTTCATAAACATATTTTTCTTCTTCCTTATCCCATACCCTACGAATCGTTGGTCTTGTAACAACTTCAACATAATCTGTGGCATTACTGAATGCAATTTTTGCAAGTTCCTTAACAATTTTGTCCTGTGTTATCTTTGTTCTTGCTTGAATTTCCTGTTGTCCTATTTCAATTTGTTCTTGCACCTTAACATTTCTTAACAGTCTGCTACTTGCTGCATTCGCTGCTTCATCACTCTTACACTTGGGATATACTGTCTTGTAGGCTCGTGTTGCATTTAAGTCAATCAAGTATTCATCAACAAATTTTTGTTGTTTTGCTGTTAACTTTTTCTCATTTTTGTTATCTTTTTGTTCAATTTTGTTCACATTTTTATTATTTTTGTTAATATTTTCTTCAACTTTGTTATCATTTTGAACATTTTTGTTAACTTTTGACACGATTTGCAACACTTCCTTTCTTTTTCGCATTAAAAAATACACACATCAAAATGTGTGTACTTCACTAATTTTTATATTATATACTATAATATAAAAACAAATGGCATACAAGGGCATTAAATGACATCAAGTGCCATTTTCAATAAAAGGAACTTCTATCTTTTCAAGTGCTGAATCATGAATTCTATACATCTGCCTTTTTGAATAATTCATTTTTACACATATTTCATCCCATTGTAAAAATATCAAATATCTATATTTAAGCACTAATTTTTCATTCACATCTTCAACTTGATTTATCACATCACGAATTTGTTTCTTCAATGCAATAAATTGTTCTATTTCTTCATCAATTTCATTTTCTAAATCAATTATTTTTGAAATAATATCAATCATCTTATCATTTGAAGGACTTCCTTGAACTCTTTCTTGGGTCATATTTCCTGATATTGATGTTGATAATGCCCTTAATGTTTCAAGTTCTTCCTTATCACATTCTATTTGTTCATTGAGTTTATAAGCCTGTTTCAAATATTGTTTAGCATTCACAATCATCACCTTCCTTTATCAACATGTATCTTATTTCACCTTGAACCTTGAACCTTCACCTTGAACCGCAAAAAATTTTTATTTTTCAATACTTTCAAGATTTCATTTTTAAAAATCGGTTCAAGGTTCAAGGTAACTTCTATATTATTTTATTTTTTAGAAAACATTAAAATTTTACGATTTTATTTTTTATGATTTTAGTTATTAAATTAATAATATCTTGAACCACCTTGAACCCTTACTATTTAACCATTGCTATTACTGACTTTTAATCGGTTCAAGGTCTTATATTTTACCTTGAACCCACCTTGAACTTATCTTGAACTAAACTTTGATAATATAAGGTTCTGATGTTTTATATTCTTTTATCAATCCATTGTATATTCTTTGAAGTGTGTCTGTGTTTCCTTCAACATGTTCTTTTATGTATTTTGCTTTTGTTCGCATCATTATTTTATAAGCGTCAATCGGTGTATCAATAAATACCCTTTGTCCAATTTTAGGAATATAATTCTTATTTCTAACATCTTGATTCCAATTCACATGCTGCATTTGTCCATTACATTTTTCACAATTTATTATAAAAGGTGTTACACCATCCCTACTATTCCATAATACTTCTGTTCTTCCACAATTTTGACATCTATATGTCATCAAACAGAATGCTTCTGCATGATTATATTTTGAATCCATATGCTTTCATTTCCTTTCTTACACAATCGGCTTCATCAAATTCAGCAAACCAATAATTTTCATCATCTTTAAAATTCCATCTGTCTTTATGTCTTGTGCAAACTGACCTTTGACTGCATTTAATGTTTGTGCAATATGTAAAATCGTGATTTGCATTACCTAATTTCATAAATTCTTTTTTCCTTCCACTAAACTTAATATAAATTTACATTCTTCAATTCTTCCAAAATAATATGTACTTTTATTTATTGAATACATTTTTTGATAGAATTCAATATCATTTTTTAATATAATTTTCAAATCTGCTTTGAATCCATCAAGTTTTATATCATTAAATGGTCTTGTATAATATTTTCGTAAATTATTTTCTGCAACTTCATAAACTTTGACATTTTCTTCATCCTTATCTTTGGATGCAACCATAAGTGCAACAGTTAACATTCCAACAAATGCACCAAGCATGATGCCAAGTATTAAACCACCCCAAAACATATTATCACCTTACCTTTCATCATAAGTATTTAATTTCGTTTGCATTGAATATTTTCTTTAATATTCCATCAATTTTGTCCTTATGCAATTCAACAACATAACTTTTATCTTCTTCATAATATCCTGCAATCAATGCTTCTTCTGTAACATTACCACCAAGCATTGTAAGTTGAATGTATGATTGATTATCAATTTTTACTAAATCTGAAAGATTGGTTTTACTTGCTGTTTCACCTGAATGAAAATAAACAAATGCAGAATCACCATCTATTCTTTTAATTTTTCCAATCTCACATTTATAAACATTTCCATCTGAATCTTTTGGAACATAAACAACTAAATCACCATTATTCATAATATTACCTTCTTTCTATGTGTTTTTAACTTTACTTGCATACATATCAGCAGTATGGGTGAATAAAACAGTTTCATATTTTCTGATTGCCCTGTCATAATTATCCCATTGGTCTTGTCCTTCATAAGCACCCATATGAAATCTTATGCAATAAATTTCTTCTTCTGTAAGTGTCATAAATTGTGATAATAACATAATTGACTTATCACCATGACCTTTTAGAACTACATTTGGATTATATTCAAAATGAACTTCCCTTCCTTTTACTTCACCTGTTCCCATCATCGTGTCACCTGCTTCATCTTCAACTGTCAAATAATTATCTATTTTGCATAAGTCATGAAACATTCCTACTATGTAAGGGCTTTCAGGTCTTTCCCATTTTAAATCTAATCTGTTAGTCATATCAATTAAAACCTGTGCAACTTCATATGAATGGTCAAACAATCCACCTTCATATGCACCATGATATTTTGTTGATGCTGGTGCTGTGAAGAAACCATTATCTGTTAACCATTTTTTAAATTCTTTTGATATTTTATCACCAATAAATCCTTCAAATAATTCAATTCTTCTGCTAGTTGTCATTAATAATCCCACCTTTTTTCTTTATTTTTGTTTTTATTTTGTACTACTGAAAGAATATCCGTAAAAGTTATATGTAAATCTTCTTTTCCTTCAATTTGTTGTTCCAATGTATATGCTGTCATTAAATAAAATTTATTATGGAATTTTATGATGAAATCATTTCCATCAATCAATGTTGCTGTTGATGTTTTTAAACCTATCAGTTTATATAATAATTTAATTAATAATTTTTTCATAACTAATTCCTTTCTAGTAAAATTTTTATTTATTCCATTTGCTATTTTGGAAATCCTTTTCCATTCTCTTAAATTTTTGTCTTGTATTATCCCAATTTCTATTTTTATATAACCATTTAATACAAAACAAATAATATTTTATTCGCTTCATATGTACCTTCTTTCTATGCAACTGAATCAGCAAATGCAATTGCCATTCTTTTTGCATCTTCCAATGTCTTTGCTTTGAATCCAACTGGAAGTGATAAATCTTCATCAGGATGTTCCTTCAAATATTCTTCTGTCCACCCACTTGATGCACAACATGAACATTCATTTACAACTGAACCTATTCCAAAACCAAAGATTGCACGATGTGACCAACCATACCATTTTTGTTCTTTTTCATTAAATCCTATTGAACAAACTTTGTGGTCATTGTATGTTTGAATTTGTGAAAGTCCATATTTATCAACATACATTTCAAAATCTTTAAGTGTTCCAATATATTTGTCATCCTTGTTATATACAAATATCATTTTGACACCATTTGCTTCTTCAATTTTAATTTTATATTCTTCTAAAATATTTGACTTTATTTCCAACCTAATTCACCTACTTTCAAACTAATTGCTTTTACTTCTTTTGTGTTCAAAATTGGGTTTCTTACTCTTTCATAATGTTTTCCATATGGTGTTGTTCCTTTTTCATATCCACCAATTTGAACCCTTTTTGCATCAATCATGAACATGATAAACATTGAATAATAAATTCCATTGATTTCTTTTTCATCACGATATTCAATAAATGGTGCATCTTGTGTAATCCATTCATTGAATTTTGGTTCTTCACCTTCTTTGAAAATATTATGTTCATATTTTTTATAACCAATTTCTTCAAAAATTTTATCTGCTTCACTCATCTAATTATTACCCCTTATTTAATAATTTTTGCTTTAAACTTAACAGAAAACTTCCTTTTTGAATTTCATCTGATATTACATCTGTAAGACCTAATTCATTTAAAATAGTTTCAAGTTGTTTTAATTCTAAACACCTATTTTTAACATCTGCTTTTAAAGATGTAACAAAAACTTCTTTGGCTAAAACATGGGCTTCATTACTTAAATCAAATGTTGGATATGTAGAAAATCCATAACCACAACTTTCAAAATATATTTCACCATTTCTTATATAAATTTGTAATTTTGAATCACCTTGTTCTACTTGTAAACAATATTTCATTTTTCCACTATCAGTTCTAATTGTTTCTTTTATTTTCATATCATTCATCTTCTTCACCATCAGTCAACACACTATTTGCAGATACTGCCATTGGTGCAAGTGTTTGTCCTTCCTGCTGAATGTATATTTTTCTTGTTTTCTTTATTTTTTCAAGTTCAATGTCATCTAATTCCCAACATGTTTCAATTGCTGGTGTTTCATCTTCATATTTATATCTTGTACCTGGTAAATCGTAACAATCAGGTCTTTTAAAAGTTGTGTTTGTTGTTTTTCTTTTTATTGGTTTCATAATTTATTACCACCTTTCTTAATTTACTTGTTATTTCATCAATAGTTTTAAAAATATCAATCATATAGTTTGCAACAAAATCTGCAACAATTTCATCATTCCAATCCACTTGTAATAATCCATAACTTTCAATATATGCATGTGTTATTTCATGATATAAAGTATATTTAAGTGAATCATCATTCAAATCATTCCTGATGTATATATTTTTTGTCACAAAATCTGTTACACCACTATGTGTTTCACCATCATCCATAATTAAATATTTGGAATGTTCATCTATTAAGTGAACATTATATGTATTATTATGAATTTTTATTTGTATTGTTGTTTGTAACTCTAACATTTTTGATTTCCTTTCTTAATATTTCTAACAAAGTCATCCATTCTTGTTTATCACATTCATCACCATATGAAATTGCTGTTTCTATATCTCTAATCATAACCGCTTTGTCTTTACCTGATAACAAATGTATATTTTTCTTTATAATTTCACAAGTCCACCCAACAATGTATGTTCTTCTTCCTAGTGCATATCTTTCTGCGGACACTAATATCATTGATATATCTTCCGCTTCACCATTAAATTTTATTTGCATTTTCTTCCCTTTCCTTCTTTATCAATTCACACATCAAACATTTTCTTGTTTTTCCATCATTTGCCCATAATGTGAATCTATGACAAATTGGGCATCTATGCTTTGGTGTTTTACCTGTTAATTTTTTAATTTGCTTTTTATCTTCTTCATCTCTTAATTTCTTTGCTAAATTTGCCATCTTATCACCTACTTTTCACAATATTCTTTTATTTCTTTAATATCAACATCATTTTCATTCATTTCTTCATTGAAATCATCTTGTGTATTTTCCAATGTTGTTAATATTATTCTTAATTCATCAATCTTACTTTGAACATTACTTGTATTTTTATTATGTTTTTCATTTAATTTTAATAAATCTTGTTGATATTCTATATCTTTTTTAACTTGTTCTATACTTCTCTTTAAAGATTCATCATGATTGTATATAACTTGAATTAAATCTTCTTTTTCCACTTATATCACCTACTTTCACACATACTAATTATTACTTGAATATCATTCAATATTGGTTTTGCTTTTTCCAAAATATAACCTTTATATGGCTTGTTATGCGGTGGGGATACTTCTAATTTTATTGAATTCATTTTGTCTTCTATATTTGTAATACAACTAATTATCTTTTTTCTTTCTTCTTCATCCATACTTTTTCACCCCATTTTTATTATTGTTATTGATGGAATTTCAATTCTTTCTTTTATTTGTAGTGGTTCAAAAAAAGGTTGTTCAACTGCTCTTATTCTATCTTTATAAATTGGAATCTGAACATTCATCCTATTTTTTACTTCCATTGTTCCAAAAGTATCAAGTATTTTTTCAATCCACTTTATTAATGTTTGATTTTCTTCCAATGCTTGTGTTGATATTCTTTCAAGATTATTTACACTTTCTTGTAAATTCTTTGTTTTACTTCTTTCTTGAATCAACATGTTATTTGTATCTTCTAATTCATCAAGTAATTTTCTAACTTTCTTTTTTCTAAATAAATCCATTATTTATCACCTACTTCAATGATTTCAATATTATAAAATTTATAATTCCAATCACTTAATAATTTTGTTATGATACTTTTCAAATTTGTTTTTCCTTCAATAAATTTTGCTTCATTTTTATTTTCTGATACAACAATCACATCTGTTGGATGTATAGCATTTAAACCTTCAAATTGTCCATTTGAATAACTTCCTTTTCCTGAATTATCAGAATTTTCTTTAAAATCAACAAGATATAATTTATTTATCAAAATATTATAATTATGTGTTCCAATTTCTTGACATGCTTCAATTTTATTTCCATTTATATCTTCCATTTAATCACCTACTTTTCTACCACTTGTTATTTGTACGGCTGTTCCATCTGATGTTATTCCCCATAATTGACCATAAGAATTATATATTTTTTCACAAACCACATTATTTCCGAACATATCTTTACATTCATAATACACTTCTTTTTTTACATTATCAGTCTTAAATGCTGCTATACACACCATTAGAACTGCTAAAATTATTATAATTGTTGTAATTATTTTGAACATTGTTGCACACCATCCTTTTCTTTCACCTTTTCCCATTCAAATTTTGAATATTTACATTTTGCTTGATGTTCTTTTCCAATAAGTCTTCCGCTTCTAGTACAAATCTGATACCACCATAAGATGTCAGTTCTATATCTTACACACATTATCCAATTTTTAATGAATGGGTTATATGTTATTTTATTTACATGAAATTCTGTTTTTGGCATATCAATTCCCCCTTATCTTTTGTATTTTATTGACCTTCTGCTTTTATGAATATTCTGCATTTTTTACCTTGTATTTTTTTATCAATAATTACAAAATTAAAATATTTTTTGACTTGTTTTGAAAATTCCCCACTTGATAATTCTTGAAGACTATTTCTAATACAAAATTCTTTATATTTTGTATAAACTTGATTTGTTGGTTCATTTTCAATATTTATATCTTCTGCTTCACATTCTTTGAAGAATCCTATAATTGGATTATTTGTTTCTTCATATTCATTCAATTCATTTTCAATTTTTGCTGATGTTGTGAATTTTCTGTTTTTTAGAACTCTTTTCAATCCTGCAATACCTAATGTAATTAAATATTCCATTGATTCTTGACCTTGAAGTGAATCCCCAATGAATGGTCTGAAATTTGGATTATCAGAAGTGAATTTTGCATTGAATGGTACAATTACAAGCCTTCTTAATATTGCACTTGAATCCCTTCCTTTTCCTATTCTTGGAATAGTGTTTGCACTAAATACTAATTTCACATAAGGTTCAAAATCAAATTTTGGCTGTCCTTTTTGTTCAGCATCTATTGTTTCACCTGTTACTATCTTTTTGAATTCTGCTGCATCTGTTATAAATTCATCAGAAATATCATCACCTATATTTGCAAGTTTTCCAAATAACATTACAGTTGAAAATCTATCATTCAATTTCTTTAAATCAAGAACAGAAATATTTTTCTTTCCTAACATTGCTTTTATTAAATTCAAATATGTACTTTTACCATTTGAACCTGTTCCAGTTAATATGAATGCTTTTCCAAGTTCATTTCTTCTATACATACAATAACCAACCAATTCTTCAAGTAATGACCTGATTTCTTTATCATCACATGCAATGTTATTTAACACTTCATCTGTTAATTCAAAATAAGCATTTGGGTTATAATCCCAATCAATTTTATTTGTAATAACAAATTCAGGTGAAAATTGAAAAAACTTGTCTTCTAATATGTCATATATTCCATTTCTAAATGCAATTAAATTTGCTGGTGCTGGTCTTGTATTTTCTCTTATCATAATATCTAAATATGACATTACTTCTGTTCTTTTGGCTCTGTTTAGTTGTGGTATATGTTTTATCATTGCTGATTCAATTTCCTGTTGTCCTGCAACATATATTCCATCTTTGTATAAATGCAATTGATTGTTTATTCTTACAATGTGATGATTATTTTTCAAAAATACTGCAAATTTATCAAATAAGAACGATGAACCTTTGAAAAATACAGGTTTTGCAAATGCTTCATCACGAATTATGACATCAACTTCATCATCTGTTAATGGCTCTTTTAAAACATATTTATTAATAAGTTTTATTGTTTCTCTTGCTTCTTCTTTTGAAAAGTCATTTGCTTGTAAAGTTAATATATAATTAAATAATGCTTGATTTCTTCCATCACCTGCTGACATATTCAAAAAATCCATTGTTGTTTTTATTGGCATCAACCATTTTGGAAGTTCTTGTGCTTCTTCTTTTTTTCCTGTTGTGTCATATAAAATTGGTCTATCTTCATTATTAAATTTCAAGATTGAATATGCATTTCGTTTTCCAATTTTAATATCTGATGTAATTCCAAGTGCAAGTGTTGCATGTGTGCGATTACTTTCAACATTTGTATTTTTGAATAAGAAATGTTTTCCCCTAGTTGTTTTATATACTCTACATTTAAGTTTTAAATCCTGAACAATTTTAAATAATATTTCACTTTCATCAAAATCATCAATATCAATTAGTATTGTATCTGTTGCAAGAATACCAGCAAATTCAGGTAATGATTGAACTTGTTTATAATTTTTGAAATCTGTTCTTCCTTTGAACTTTTCCATACATTTTTTATTTTTGGTTTCAACATATCCTTTGAAGAACATAATTCAATCACCCCCTTCTTTATTTGTTATCCCATCGCAAATAATTTTCAATAAATTCTTCAAGTTGTGGTGTTAGCATATTTTGTCTTGCTAATTCTCTTTTAAAACTTGCAACATCTTCAATTTTTTCCCTGTCATCATATTCAACATCAAAATCACTATCAAAGACAAAATCTTCAAAGCCATCATCACCAACTAATAAATGTAATACACTTTTATTATTTTCATTCATATCTATATCACCCCAAAATCCTTTAATCTTTTTTGTGCAAGGTCAACATACCATGCTTTGTCCAATTTCTTTGGAACTTTCACACCATTTACTTCATCATTATAAATGAAGCAATGTTCAGGTGAATTTGATATTTTTGCAGGTCTTCCTGTTGTTGCATGTATTTTTGTAACACCCTTGTCTTCTTCATTTGTTGATGCAAATATCCTGATGCATTTCTCTTTTATATATTCATCACCATGTAAAATGTGTGTATATTTATTTGAAATTTTTGTTACCAATTGAAATTCTTTCAAATCATCACATTCATTGATTGTTTGTTCAACTGGAATATTGTGAACCATGTATTCAACTAATGCTTTGTTAATAATTGGTAAATCATAATCAAGATTATTTAATTTCTTAACATATGCACCTTTTGATTTGTATTTTCCATTAGCATCAACAATTATGTAATTGTTAACATCTTTCTGAAATACTTTTCTATATTCATCAAATTCCAATGTTAGATGTGTTCTTTGTTCCCATTCATATGCAATATCATCAATCATGTCAAAATCTTCATATTTGTTCATTTTTACAAGAATACCATCAGTATTTGATTGGATAATTTGGCAATGTGGTTCTAATTTTTCAATCAAATCTAGTAATAACAATTGACCATATACACAAACTCTATTTGCTTGAAGTGGGTCATATAATCCATTGTTTTTATCTTTCATTACACCATATGTTGAATTTAATACTAATTTTAATGGTGCTTGTAATGGGTTCTTTTCTTTTTTGTATTTCAACCTTGTATGATAAATTTCTTCATATTTTTTTGGGTCTTTCATGTTTCTGCTATGTAAATTATATTGAATCATAAGTGATGGATATAGTGATGCAACATCCATGTTTAGGAAATAACCTTCACCACTATATTGTGGAATTGCACCATGGACACCACCCCAACCAAATTGATGTGGAACACCTGCAATCATAATGTCTAGTTGATTCTTTTTTCCATTCTTTTCATAACATCTGTTGTCTTCATTTTTATACCAATCAACAACTTCTTTATATTTTTCAATTTTTAAAGTTGAAGGGAAATCAATATCAAATTCATCATCATGTTCTTTTGGTGTTGCTTCAAGTATTATTGCAGCCAATTGTGATTTTGTTTTTGAAATTAATGAAAGATTCAATGGTTTTCCTTGACATGCTAGTTTTACCAATCCCATACATGCTTCAAAATCTTCTTTTCTTTGTAAAAATACTTCAATTGTTTGTTCAACATCGTGTCTACAATATTTTACAGTTTCTTGAATTTCTTCTTCTGTCAATTTTCTATCTATATCAAAAGGAACTGATGATTCCTTAATGTTATTTCCCATAAAACCTTCAAATGATTTCAAACCCCTATCTATATTTGACATTACATCATAATTATTAAGTGGTATATTTCTAAATAATGATGAAAATTTCCATCCTGGATTACCTTTGACAATGATGTAATCATTTATTCTTTTTGGGTCAAAACCACAAAGGATGCCTTTCAGAATGTATTGGTCATAATGTCTTGAATTAAATCCAACCCAAATATCATTTACATTTTCATTGTAAATTCTTTCTAATTCATCAGGATTATTAATGATGACATGTTCCTTCTTTTTAGTCATATCAATAATCACAACCAACCAATCTTCTTTGAATACTTCAAAGTCATAAAATAACATTCCTAGTCACACCCTTTCTTATTTTGAAGGGTGGAATTTCACCACCCTATTTATTCAATTAATCTTCTAATGTGAAAACTTCTGTAATTTCGTATTTGCTGAAATCACCTTTACCTTTTTTGTAATCAAGTGCAAATTCAAAATTATCATCTATTGCTTCAAATACATCCATAATTAAATTACTATATTGTTTATATGTTTTGAATTCAATTACTGGTGCATCATCACCCATTTCTGAAACCATCATTCTTAATAATTCATTTACAATATGTATTTGGAATCCTTGTGTAATTACTTGATTCATAAATATCATTGAACCTTTATATTCACCATCTGATACAATCTTGAACCATATTGAAACCATTGGGTCACCTTTTGAACTTGCTTTTAATTCCATTTGTTGAACTGCAACTTCATATTCTCCATGTGGTACTTCCTTATAATTTGCTTGTCCACCATTTGATGCTGCTTCTTCAACATCCTTTGCCAATCCTTCTGTGTCAACTTCTTTATCCCATTTATCAAATATATTTTTTTCTGACATAATAATCACCTTTTTTAACCTTTCATATTATAATTTATTTATAATTGCAGTTATTATCTGCATTGATTGTTCTGCTGTAAAACCAGCTTTTATGTGTGCATCAAATAATACTTTATTATTTTTTGCCAATTCATTTACCGCTTCTTTATTTAATGCTACTGGTCTTTTTTGTACTTTTCCACCTTTAAGCATTCCTTCCATTAGCATTTCAATAAACATTTCTTCTGCATTTTTTGGCATATTTATTCACCCCTTCTTTTTCTTGTTCTTGTTGCCTTTGGTGCTTCTTCTTTCTTTTCTTCTTTTGGTTCTTCTGCTTTTTCTTCTTCATCAGGTGCGAATGGTAAATTTTCAATCATTTCATCTGTTGTCATTTCTTCTTTTGCTTGTCTTTTTCTTGTTGTTCTTTTTGTTTTTTCTTCTGCATCTTCTTCTGTTGTTTTTTCTTCAACTTTTTCCTGTGTTTTTTCTTGTGTTTTTAGGTTTGCAACTGCTGATTTATTTGCTTCTTCATATACTTCAAGGAATGTGTCATAATCTAAATCAATTTCATTTACTGATGTTGATAATCTTCCACCACCAAATACAACTTCATCAGATTTGAATGATAAAATTCTTTTGTTGTCATCTGCAATAATTCTTGCAACCATGTCAACCATACCTGCAACTTTGTTTGCTGCTTTTTCTTGAAGATTTGGTTTGATTGCTGTTATTTTATCACCACCCCTTTTTGTGATGTCTTTTGATGTGTCTTCATGTGATATTAAAATAATGTTTTCATAATCTAAATTCATAAGTCTTTTTAGTGTTGATAAGAATTCCGTTCTTACTTTATCCCATGCCCTAAATGAATCATCACTTTCATGTGTTATTCCCATTTGGTCATACATATAAAGTCTGCAATATTCATATGTATCTTCAAGTAAGTCAACAACAATTGTTTTAAAATCATTTTCTTTCTTTTCTAATTCTGCAATTGCTTCTTTGAATACTTCCCAAGCAAATTTTCTTTGTGTCATTCTTCCTGTAACTTTTACTTCATCCCTAATTGGAATGAATGGTGCATCAACAAATTTGATGTTTCCATCTGTATTAAGCATTAATGGGTCAGGAAATTTATTTGCAAAAGTTGTTTTTCCACTAAATGGTGAACCATACAACCAAATGGTTTTTTTACTAATTTCTTCAATATTTCTTCTTTTATTTTCAGGTAAATTCATAAAATAATCATATCCTTTCTTACAATATTCTTGATATTCACACCAACTACATAACCAACCTTCATTTTTATTGAAATCTTTTTCTTCTAACATTCTTTTTGTATTTGTTAGAAAGTTGATTACATGTTCAGGGTTATAATCAATATTTAAAAATTTAATTTCAGTCTTTTTCAATTCATCATTAAGTCTTTTTCTGAATTCTTCTAATGTTTCAGTTTTCTTTTGCCTGATACTTACTTTTGGAACAAGTACGAATTTCATATCCCTTATTTTTGAATCAGGATGTGTTTTTTCAAAATAGTATTTGTATAAATGTAATTGTGGTGAATCTTTATAATGGTAAACATTATTTGAATACTTAAAATCGTATAAATCATAATATTTTATTGGGTTATCTTTGTTTATCATTCTTTTACACAAGATTCCACTATTAGCATAATTACAATCACAATTCTTTTCGCAGTTGTCACAAACTTCATCCATTTCTTCCATTGTCAATTCATGTTTGACTGGTACTAATAAATCAATAAATCCAATAAAATCTTCATCTTCAATTTTTACTTCATATTCACCTTGCGGTAATATACTTTTTGCTTTTGGAATTTGATATTCAAGTTTTATTGCTTCATTTATATGTTCATCAGTAATTATTGGATATTGTGCAAAATATTCTTTAATTGCTGCATTCACATCTTTTTCAATACCTGTATGAAGTGCTGTTCCTAAAAACAATGGATTGTCTGCATTATCAGGTTTTAGTGTTTCAAACTTGTCCACATATCTTAATTTATATCTATATGGGCAACCTTCAAAGCATTCCACCCTTGAATGTGATATTTGCATTACTTTTTCACCCCCTTATCAAATTTGAATTGTTCTTCATAAGTAATAAATTGTTTGCAAACTGGTCTTTCTTTTACTTTTTTAATAAAGTTTTTAAATTCTTCAAATTGATTTGGATATAATACAAATCCAATTCCTTTTGCTTGTCTTATCTTTTCAATGTTCCAAAGTTGCAGTTCTGATGGTTTACCATGTTCACCTTTAAGTTCAACCCCTAAAAAATAGCCATTACAACATATAAGTAAATCAGGTATTCCACTTTTTGTGTATGCTGCACCACCCCAATATTTAATGAACCAACAACCTTCATCTTCAAGAAATTTTTTAACCTTATTTTCAAATTGTTTTTCTGTTGCCATTACTTACCACCTGCTTTCACTTCAATTTTTATATAAGATTTTTTGTTTGAAGTTTTTGAATATTCTTTTGCAATTTCAGGTTTTTCACTTTTTAATCTTGTACTATCAATTGTTGTTGTGGTTGTAGGTGCAAAATAAGTCATTATCAAATTTTGTTATTCCATATGCTTCCATTGCTGCAAGTAATTTTTCTTTCATGTCTTTTTCTTGGTCTTCAATTTGTTTTTTAGCAACTGTTAATTGTGCAATTGAATTAATTACATCAACATTTGCATTTTTGAATACTTCCAAACTTGTTTCACTATCAATTGAAGATTGCTTACAAGTTTCAGGTTTTAAATTACATGCTGATTCGCATTCTTTAAATTCATCACATTCAAAGCAACAACAATCATATTCGTGTGGACAACCTTTTGCATTACATTTTATTGCCATGTTACATACCCCCTTTCATCAAGTTTTCATATTCCTTGAACAATTCATCATTAAAGTCTTTTCTTTTTAGTAGTGTTTCATAAACCGCTTCTTCAATGCTGTTCTTACATATCATCAAATAATAGAAGCAAGTTTGTTCTTGTCCAATTCTGTGAATTCTTTTTTTGCTTTGTTCAAATAATTCTGATTTATCTGTTAATGTGAAATATACAATTTTATTTGCTTTTTGAAGATTTAACCCCATTGACCCTGCTTGATATTGAACCAAAGTAACTGAATTTTCTTCATTTTCATATGCTGTCAAATCTTTTGTTTCACCATTTATTATTGAAAGTGGTTTTTTATAAAATTCAACTGCATTCTTTAATCTTCTAAATTCTTCATTGAAGTTATAAAATACAATCAATCTGTCATTTGTTGATTCCAATAGTTCCCTAAATGCTTGAATTTTTTCTTTATTGTATTGACCACATAATTGTCTTGCATATAATCTTTTGGTAAGTGTTGTATCACCAACTAATTCAATTCGTGGTGTAATATCTTCACCTTCCCAATCTGAATGGTCATGAAATTCAATACAATTTTGTGTATCAAGTATAAGGACACTATTTTTCATAAATTTTCTATATTCTTTTGTTGATTTAATGTTCATAATAATTTCATTTTGTGGTGGTAAATCAAAACATTCTTCTGTTTTCATAAACACCGCACCATGTTGTCTTAATTTTTCTTTTAGTCTGTCAACATTTTTATATGGTTCTTTTTTATCAACCTGCCAAAATGGTGTTCCACCAATATTTTGTTTTTTCCAATTTACATATTGTTTGTTATATAATTGTTCTGATATGTTCCATCCTAACAAATGAATTTGTGACCAAAGATTTTCATATTTTCCTGATGATGGTGTTCCTGATAATAAAATCACATTTTTGGGTTTCATTTTTAAAACATATTTTGTTCTTTCAGCCTTTGTATTTTGAACAACAGAACTTTCATCAAGTATTAATGTAAAATCTTCTAAATTTTGAAAATATGACCTTCTGAATAGCAAATCATAATTAATTACACCAATCTTTTTTTGATGAAGTCCAATTCCTTCCCTGAAATATTTTAATTGTAATTTATCTGTTAAATCATAAATTGAATAATCTTTATAATATTTTACAAAGTGGTCAACCCAATCTTGAATTTTAGATTTTTGACAAACAACAATATTTATTTCATTACCAAATTCATTCATTTTTTCAGAACCAACGAATGTTTTACCAAGTCCCATGTCAAGATAATATGCAACATTTTCAAAATTTTCTGTTAATTTTAATGCCTTTTTTTGATGTTCATATAATTCCATACTAACCCCCTATTAATAATCACCTATGTATTCTTTTAATTTTTTTGGGCTTATGTGATATGACCATTTGCTTTTATTTTTTGCTGCAAATCCAAATGGTGCTGTTCCCATCTGTAATGATACCCTGATGAATTCTTCTGATTTTCCAAGTAATTTGGATGCCTTCCAAATAGGAACATTGCTTTCTGCTTCAATTTCAACTTCTTCATCAATTTCTGCATCTAAATCTTCAAGAGTACATCCAAGAAATTGTGCAATTAATTTTTTTGTTTCATTTTTTGGAATATTACTTCCTGATAAGTATTGACTTATTGATGATTTATTTTTTCCAATGCCTTTTGCTAAATCAACAGGTTTCAATTCTTTTTCATTTAATTTATTTTTTAAATTACTTGCAAAACTCAAAATATTTCACCTTCCTTGTGTCTTTTAAGATACAAACAAATTAAAAAAATTTGTTATTTGTTTTCTTAATTTCTTTTTATCTTCTTTTGTCCAATATCTAATACTTGAAATCCCAAATATAATTAAATATATTGAACATTTAATTATTGCTTCCTTTAAACTTATTGCATCATTTTCTAATGCACCAACTGTTCCTAACATTAATATAAAACTTATAAAACAAATCATTTTTATACCTTCTTTCTTTTGTATCTTATAAGATACATTTAACTTAAAAAAATATCTACTACTTCCGCATCAGTCAAGTTGTATCTTTCTTTAATAATTGAAATTTCGCTTTGTGTAAATTCAGCACCATTTGTACTATTTATTTTTGCTGATAGTCTTTGTGGTGATAAGTCAAGGGCTTTTGCTAAATCTTCATTTGTATCACCATATAATGCCATTTTTGACCTTAATAATTGCTTATTTACTTTCACTACTATTCCCCCTTTCAATGAACTTATTATTGTTATACTGCTTCATAATTTTAATTTGAATTTTACCATCAGGATGTTTTGTTTTTTCTTCCAAAATAAATTCTTGATGATTATGTTGTAATTTTGAAATGTAATCATCAAATTCTTTTTCATCATCAAATTCTATTATTTGATAAATGGCTGCTGAAATTACTTTTTTCACTTCTTTCACCTTCCTTCAATTTGTTTTGTATCTCGTAAGATACACATATGATATATCAAACTTTTTTCATTGTCAATACTTTTTGAAAAAAAATTTTACATTTTTTCAAAAAAACTTTCAAATATTGAATAAATATGCTAAAATAGTGATATAAATAAATACGAAAGGAGAAATAATATGACAACTGCTGAATATATTTACAATTATAGAAGGGAACACAATCTTTCCCAAGAAGAATTTGGTCAAAAAGTTGGTGTCAATCGTGCTGCTGTTTCTAAATGGGAAAAAGGTCATGTTAAGGAAATAAAGGGCAAAACAATTTTAAGCATTTGTAGGTTGATTGGTGTTCCACCTTATGAACTTATGGGCTGGGATGAAGAATTTAATTCATTCAGCAAATTAAGTAATGAAGTAAAATTGATTGAAGCAATCCAATTACAATATGGAAAAGATTCAGTTGAATTATTAAGCAATTTTACAAAACTTAATTCTGTTGGAAGGGAAAAAGCAATTGAAAACACTATTGATTTGACTTCCATTCCCAAATACATCATTCAAGAAAAAGGGGATGTAAGGGCACTATAATTTACTATAATTTTAGAAAAAAGCATAAATGAAGTCCAATGTGGGTTCAAATCAAGTTCTAGGTTAAGGTTCAAAGTGAACCCCTGTTGTTTCTAGGTGGTTCAAGATGGTTCAAGATGAAAGTAACTTAATAATAAATATAGAAAAAAAATTTCATCATAAAATTACGATGTTTTATAAAAAATAAATAATATAGAAATAACCTTGAACCCTTGAACCCTAAAATTAAAATTTGTTGATTTTTCAATACCTTGAATCGGTTCAAGGCAGAATCAAAGGTTCAAGGTAAATATAAAAATGAAAGGAATGTTGAAAAATGTTTGGAAAAAATAAAAACAAAAATTTAATTAAAGTTATGCATTATGAAGGATTGATGGATTTTGCACAAGATTATCCGTGCACAATTGAAATAAAAGATGATGTTTTTGAAATTAAAAAAATCAAACCTGATGCAACAGTTACATTACCAAAAAATCAAATAATTAGTTTTGAAGCATTAGAAGAACCAAGATTCATGACAAAATATCATAATGTTAATGCTTCAACTGATAAAGGATTCAAAAAATATTACTTAATTGTAAAATATATTTCCAAAAATAATGAAGAAAAATATATTGCTTTTTGGGGAACAGTATTTGAATATGGTAAATTTTTAGATTTGCAAAAAGATAATCAACAATCAAATTCTTATACATTATAGAAAGGAAGGAAACAATGAAAAATCCAAATGGTTATGGAACAGTTGTGAAACTATCAGGAAACAGAAGAAAACCATATGCTGTAAGAAAAACAGTTGGATTCAATGAAAAAGGTCATCCAATATATCTTCCAATCGGTTATGCTGAAACAAGGGAAGAAGGAATGGAAATGTTGGCATTATATAATCATGACCCTTGGAACATTGACAGGGATAAGGTAACATTACAAATGTTATATGATAGATGGAAAGAAGTCAAATCATCAAATGTTGGTGAAGGCACAAAAAGGTCATTACAATCTGCATATAAGCATTGTTCAAAATATTATGATGTTGTTTATAGAAAATTAAGGTCATTTGATATGCAAGATTGCATTGATAATTGCGGATGTCAATATTCAACACAATGGGCAATTAAGAATCTTTTTGGTCATCTTGATAAATTTGCATTTGAAATTGATATAATTGAAAAAATGTATTCCCAAATCACAACTGCTGAACCTGTTCCTGATACAAAGAAAACACCATTTTCAGATGAAGAAATTGAAAAAGTATATGAAAATAAAGATAATGAATGGGTTGAAACAGTCCTTTTATATTTATTTTCAGGTTTCAGACTTAATGAATTATTATCAATGGAATTATCAAAAATAAATCTTGAAGATGGTACATTCAATGGTGGTTCAAAAACTGCATCAGGAAAGGACAGAATTGTTCCAATCCATTCAATAATTTATCCAATTGTTGAAAAAAGAGTTAAAAATAATAAAAAATATTTAATTGAATATGAAGGTAAGAAATTATCCAAAAGTCAATATTATATTTTTTGGAACGAATTGATGGATAAATTGGAAATGAAACATACACCACATGAATGCAGACACACATTCAGAACAAAATTGGATTCTGCTGGTGCTAATAAAAAAAGTATTGACTTGATGATGGGTCACAAATCAAAAGATGTTGGTGAAAGAATTTACACACATAAAACAATAGAAGAATTAAAAGAAGCAATTGAATTATTTAAAATTAATGATAAAAAATCAGAAGAAAAATGACATTTTTTACTTTGAACTAATAACAAGTTAGTAACAAAAAATCGCCAAAATGCTAATATTTAAGCATAATGGCGATTTAATGTATATATTATATCATAAGTTTTTAATATTTCACATATTTTTTTATTTTTCAAAAAAACTTGTGATATAGTCTTGTAGTAATATGCTTTATCATCAAATTTGTATTCTAATATTTCCCTTCTAATATCTGTATATTTAAACATATAAATGTGTTCTACATATGTTTTATTTTTATATTTTTGAATATTTACATTCGTTATTCTTTCAAATTTTTTATTACATTTTTCACAAAAAAAATTTTCATCTATTTTTCCACAAAATGCACACACTGGCGGATATATTAAATTTATTATTTGCTGTAATATACTTTGTTCCTCCTCTTAAATTGTTACAGTTTTCAAACTTATTCTCCTATCTTTTCAAGCTTGTAAGTTAATCCTGTATTTCTTTGTCTTGTTGTGTTATTTTGTATCATATAACTTACAACACTCTGAGGACCGATTACAATTAATAGTTTTTTTGCTCTTGTCATTGCAGTGTATATTAAATTTCTAGTTAATAACATTGGTACACTCTGACTTGCAACTAATATTACTACATCAAATTCACTACCTTGTGATTTATGTACAGTTATAGCATAAGCATGCTCTAATTGGTCCAAATCGGTATTATCATATGTCGCAATTTTTCCATCATCGAATTTTACTTTTACTGTTTTTTCTTCTTTGTTTATTCTATCTATTATACCAAGTTCTCCATTGAAAATTCCGTTGCCTAATTCTTTTCTAAATGTTCTATCATTGTCTTTTTCCCATAACAAATTGTAATTATTTTTTGTTTGCATGACTCTATCTTGCTCTCTAAATTTTATCTCTCCAAATTCTTTTTCATCCTTATCAACTTCTTCTGGGTTCAATTCTTTTTGAAGTAATACATTAAGCTCTTTTGTTCCCAATTTTCCTTTTTTTGTTGGAGTTATCACTTGAATATTACTGAAAAAATCATAGTTTCCAAACTTTTTCAGTCTACCTTTGCACAAGCTTACGATAGTTTGTTGAATTTTTTCTTGATTAGCTTCATTTATGTAGAAGAAATCATCTAATAACTCAATATTCTCTTCATCAATTTGAGTTTCTTTCACATTTCCACTAATAAAACTTTCGCCCTCGTTTACTCTATGTGCGTTTACTATTATTTTGCTTTTAGCAGCTTGTCTAAATATTTGGTTTAAAGTA